GGCAAGTATGGGTAGAAATGGAAACGGGCCGAGCAGCTCTCGCTGTCGGCCTGTCTCTTGTTTCGGTTGCGGGGGCAGGATTTGAACGATATTCGGCGTTTCCGCCGATCCGATTCCCTGGTTTACGCTAGGCCTTCCGCTCACGCAACCGCGTCGCCAGCGTGGCGCAGCGGAAGGCGAGGCGGCGGCCGATTGTAACAGCGCTGGCGCTTGCCCGCTCTGCCCCGCTACTCATACGCCTTCGGCAGATGCCGCCGCTCCCGCTCGGCCTCGAACGACTTGCGGCAGTGATCCTGCTCCGCCCACCCGAACGGCAGCCGGGCGAAAACCCAGTCGATCGCCGGCCGGAAGATGCGCCCGGATAGCCGCCCTTCCGATTCCAGTCGCCATGCGGCGGCGCTGGGGGTCTCGTCGGGATGCGCACCACCGAGGGTGATCAGTACGAACACGAACTGGTCGAGCGAGATCAGTATGTTGAGGAGGCGGCCGGTCATGATCACAGCCTCGCCGCATCAACAAACAGCGCATCGATCTCCGCATCCGTGAGCGCAAGGGCCGCCGCGAGCATGACGGTGAGCGGGCTGTTGCGCTCCACGGTCAGCGCGTACTCCCACTCGATCTCCGCTGCCGACCGATCCGGCTCCGGCAGCGCGGCCAGGGCGCCGCTGACATCCGCGAGCCGACCCACGGCAAGGAGTGCGAGCCGCGCCTGCCGCATCGTGACGCTGTGCGGGATGCGGGCTCGAAGCTCGTCCTGCCGCATCACTTCCCAGTCCGCTTGTGGCAGGACGGCAAGCACGCCTGGCACGGCCGTATCGCTCTCATCCGGGCAGGTGCCGAAGAACTCCGGGGTGTTCGTCGGGTACTGGCTTTCGCGCGCCCACACAAACTCCAGGCCGTCCACTGCCGGGTAGGCCGGACCGCCCGCTGCGGGCGCGTCTGCGATGGAAATGCCGGTGACGGCGTCGACGTAGGTGAATTTCAGGTATTTCATGCTGGAAACCTCGCTGATTGAATGCGATTCGGAATGGCGGCGCCGTAGCCCGCGCGACTCAGGGTTGCCGCCAGCCTGCCCTGCTCTTTCCAGGCGTTGGCGTGGTTGAAGATGGCGAAGTAGCTGTGAGCGACCTGGCGCACATCCTCGGTCGGCGCGCGGGCACGACAGGCGCCCTCGACCTTGGCGAAGCCGTTGCGTACCGTGCCGCGGCGCAGGTAGCGGGCGTGCGGGCGGATCACGTAGCCCAGCGCATCGAAGCCGTGCTCGATGCGGTTGATGCTGGTCTTGTTCGGGTGCAGTCGCAGGCCCAGGCGGGACTGCATCAGCGCGTCGACCTGCGCCGGGATACCGGCAAGTTCCGCGCCGCTCTCGGCGAAGACGGTGATGTCGTCGACGTAGCGCACGTAGCGCCGCAGCTTGAGCGTGTGCTTGGCGTGCTGATCGACCACGTTCATAACGATGTTCGCGTCGAACTGGCTGTACAGGCTGCCGATCGGCATGCCGACGTTCGGCGCGGCGTGGAACAGGCTTTTGTGCTTCGGCACGCGGCGCAGCATTTCCGGCCGGGCGGCGATCTGCGCGCAGGGCACGGGGTCGTGATGCAGTACGCGGCGGTTGAGCGCCAGCCACCACGGTTCCGGGATCAGCGGCGTCATCAGCTCGTCGAGGACCAGCCGGTTGATGCTGACGAAGAAGCTCGCCACGTCCATCTTGAGGACGAAGCCGGGGCGAGTGTGGTTTTGCGTCACGCTGCGGGCGAAGTGCTCCATGCGCGCCACGGCACGGTGCGTGCCGCGCCCCGGAATGCAGGCGTAGCTATCGAAGATGAAGCGGCGGACGAAGCGCTCCGCAATGCGGTTGTAGAGCAGATGATGCACGACGCGGTCGCGGAAATCGGCCGCCCACACTTCGCGCACCTTGGGATGCGTGACGACGAACACGGTGCTGCGGCCGGGCCGGTACTCTCCGGCGATCAGCTCGTGGTACAGGTCCATCAGGTTGCGTTCGAGGCGCTCTTCAAAGCGTAGTGCGCCTGCGCTGTTGCGCTTGGTGGCGCGGCAGTCGTAATACGCCTGGAAAAGATCCGAAATCGTCGGCAGGTCGGCGTGAGTCGGATCAGGCATGATGCCTCGCTTCCGGTCGCCGGACAGCTCGCAGACGGTTCGTATTCGTCTTGTTGTTGTTGTTCTGGTTGCCAGGGTTGGACGAGTTCCAGTTCTGGTTCCACGCGTTCGTGGCGCTTGTCCGTGCACTCACACGTCGCGCCGCGGAATGCTCCACGGCGAAACTGGCTGGGTAGCCTTCTCGTTGGCCGATGCGCTGGCCAACGGGCACGGACCCGATCAGATGGGCGCTCGGAATCACCGTAGTCATTTCGACTCTGCCAACGAAGACGATGCCTTGATCCAGCCTTGGGCCTGTCGCCCGAGGCCATCCGACAGGCCAACGATTTCGGAAAACTGCTTTACGGTCAGCAACCGCAAATCTTTGCTCAGCCGCACCAGTAACTCGACGACCTGAAGGCGCTCCAGAAACAGCGCCGCCTGCGCCACCCGATCCGCGCCACGGCTTGAATTGGCCTTGAACACGAACACCACCATCTCGACAACCTCGTTGCGCAGCTTGTCGCCGAGGTTGTACTTGTAGGCTTTCGGGAAGCCCGTGGTGGCGTGCGTGATCGTGCGCAGCAGATCGTAGGTCGCCTTGTAGATCGGAAGATGCTGGTACTGAGCCATAAATACTCAATCTCTGAGCCTGCCCGCCTTCGGCGGGCAGGCGAAGGGTTAAAGGGTCAAAGGATTGATCGCCGGACAGCTCGCAGACGGCCCGTACCCGTCTTGTCGCTGCTGACCTGGCGGCCAGGGAAGGACGAGTCCCAGTGCTGGAACCACGCGACCGTGGCGCTGTATTCGGAGCACGACCAGTAGTACGCAGAACCGAATTCGAACGCCTCTGCGCCGCCGGTTTTGAACGCCGTGGCGGCGGTTTGCGCAGGCACGCTCGTGGTGTAGGCCGCGCCAGTGGGCGACGAGTTGTTGTTCGTGCCGTGCGTGTTTGCGGTATCGCCGACGCTACCGTTGTTCTTGTAGTCGAACGACGCTCCGGTCGGGCGGTCGGCGGTGACGTAGTTGTTGTTTGTGACGGGCTTCAGGTTGCGCCACGCAAGTTCGCGCACGTCGCGGGCGGGGATGTGCCAGTCGTTGTAGCCGCCGATCGTGAGGCCGCGCGCCCAGTGGGCTGCGGGGTACGTCGTAGCATCGCCGGCTGCGACCATGGCCAGCGTTGCCGCCCAGCCTTCGGTCAGGGTCTGGCACGCGGTCGGGAAGGCCGTGTTCGCGTTTTTCAGCGCGATACCGGCGTGCTCGCCGCTGGACTTCGGCGCCTCGATGCTGCGGAACCGACTCATCACCGACCAATCTGAGAACGTGCCGCTGCCGCCGATGCTGGTCACGTTGAGCGTGAGCGTGGTGCCGATCGCGCCAGTCACCGTGCCGATAAACTTGTTCGCCGGGTTGGCGCGGCTGCGCACCTCCAGTGTTTGGCCGGCATAGACGATCGGCGCGGCGGTCATGTCGGGCACGGTGAAGCTTTGCGCCCCGGTCGCCAGGGTCTTGCTGCTCGCCGACTGCGCGATCTGGCCCCAGTACATGCCCGCGTAGAAGCCGCCTTCGAATGCGTCACCGAAGTTCGCCGGGGTGGGGTTCGGGGTGGTGATGTAGCTGTTGAAGGTGGCGGCCGTGGTGAAGCTGTGCTCCGTCCACGCGCTTGCGCCCAGCGTGGTGCCGCGATGCAGCACGTCGAGGTGGTACGTGGTGCTGACGCTCATTACGCCGGCAGGCAGGGTGATGTCGGTTTTGTTGGTGGTGGACGCCAGCGCGGACCAGATGAGCGTGCCGGTGCGGTTCGGGCCGGTCCACAGCTCCCAGTCGGTGTCGAGGTGAGTGTCGGCGAGGCCGACCGTCTGGAATGCGCCGGTCGAGAACGTGGGCGTTTCGATCACGCCGGTTGCGCCGTTGGCGGGGGATGTGATCGTTGGGGCAAGGACGGTCGCCGCCTGAACGTCGATCGCGAACACTTGCGGCACGCCGCCCATCGTCACCGTCAGCGTGACCGCGCCCGCGGTGGCCGGGGCGGTGAAGGTGATCGTGTCACCAGCAATGCTCACGCTACCGGCGCTCACCTGGACGACGTATTCGGAGAACGAGTTGTAGTTGGTGATGAGGTAGGTTTTGGTTTGTGTGACGTAGGGGGCGGGGGCGCCGTTGAGATAGACGGTTTGCACGCCCACGTCCGTCGCTGTCAGCACAACGACGCCGGTTTGGCTGTTGACGGATGTGACCGGGCCGTCTGAAATCGACGCCGCACTCGCGGCGGCCTGCGCGGCGCTGTCGGCGGCGGCCGAGGCGCTGTTCGATGAATTGGTCGCGCTCGTGGCGGCGGATGTCGCACTGCCTGCCGCAGCAATGGCGCTGCTTGCGGCATTCGTTGCGCTCGTGGCCGCATCCGAGGCGCTGCCCGACGAGTTGGTCGCGCTCGTTGCTGCAGCCGTTGCGCTCGCGCCGGCCTCGCCAGCCTTCGTCGTCGCCGTGCCGGCGGCAGCAGTGGCAAGCCCTTCCTTTTCCTCGACGTTGGCTTCCAGCGCGCTAAACTCCGCGCCACTGGCGTACTGCCACTGCAGCCACGCTTCGGACTTGGCGTCGAACGTGGCCTGATCGTCGATCGGCAGCGGGGGTTGCGGGGGTGAGGTAATCGGCATAGGTCAGTCCTCTTCAAGGCCTTCGATTTCGATGCGGCACTCGCTGTGCTGCGGGTATTCGATGACAACCTGCGTATCCAGGTAGAAGCCGTAAAGCGCAGTCGTGTCGTAGGGGCCGCCGATGAACAGCGCGGGCGTACTGCGCAGTGCGGCCATGCGCTCCACGTAGTTGTCCATGTCGGTGTTCTTCAAGATGAAGTCCCACTCCGCGCGGCGGGACCATGTGCGCTCGACGATCTCCCAGTTGCCGAAGTCGTCGCGCCCCTTGCGGCTGAAGTCGCGCAAGCCGACCGAGGCGCCGGCCAGCGCCGCGCGGGCGTAGGTGTACGTGCGCCCGATCAGGAGCGCGCCCAGGCTCACGGGCTGCCCGGTCGGCACGGTCAGGGTGACGACCACGGACGGGTTGCGGCTGGTGGGCAGGTTTTCGATGATGAGCGTGGTCTTTCGCCCGCGCGGCTCGAAGAAGTAGGTCCAGTAGCTCGACTCCGAGATTTCGCGGGCCATGCTGTAGGTGCGGTTGAAGACCTCGCCGTGGGTCGGGTCGGTCATCACAACTTGCACGGTGGCGGCGTCGCAGCCGACCAGCCCGATGCTGTTGATGAGGCCGGGCGTGAGGGTGAAGGACATCGAGGTCGTGGCCGTGGATTTGGTGCCGACCTTGCGGTCGAACGCGGCCCAGCGGTTTGTGGCGCCCATGTCCTGCCAGTCGTCGGGGCTCGTCTCCGGGGTCTTCCCGGTGCTGCTGCGCAGGGCGCGGAAGACCTTGTGGACCGCGGTGCGGATCACGTACTGGTCCGCCGCGTAGGCCGTGGCTGCGGACCACTCGGCATGATCCGTTTCCGGGATCGAGCTGGCGGTCAACACGGAATCCGTGACGACGATGGGGTGCAGCACTTTCATGCGTAAGCCTCCGTCTGCATTGCGCGCCCGGCTTCGGTGACGCGGTCGATGTTGCGGTCGAGCCGGCCGGTGCTACGCGCAGTCGAGTCGGCGGCGGCACGTAGCAGCTCGACTTCGCGGCGCAGGGCGGCGACTTCGCGCAACAGGGCGTCGTCCGCGTCGCGGCGGCCGGTGTTCATCGGCATGGGGATCGGGTCGATCGAGACCGGGCCGCCGCTGGCGTAGCCTTCGAGGCCGCGACGCATGGCCTCGACGACGCCGACGCCGCCCGCGCGGCGGATGTCGTCCTGGCTCCAGACCACTTCGCCCTTGTGCACCACGCCTGCGGGCTCGAACTTGCCGCCGGGGCCGGTGTAGCCGCCGAAGGAGAAGCCATATTTCTTCCGCAGATCCTCTGCGCCTTCACGGCTTCCATCCCATCCGACCGCAGCGGCGATGTTCCCGCCGACCGCGGCGGCTGCCTTGTTGTACTCCGCAGTGCTCGCCCCGCCGTTAATCGATTGATAGAGCACCTTCGCGGCAGCAGTCAGCGCAGGGTCTGACGCAGAGACCTTCACCCCTGTCTGGGCCTCGACCTTTTCCTGCCGCTGTGCGGGGCTGTCGCTCACGCTGTACGGCTGCAGGGCCGCAGACGACGCGGCCTTCGCCGCCGCCTGAGCCGCCATGGCGACCGACAGCGCCGCAATGGCGTCCTTCACGCTCAGCACCGAGTCGTTGATCGTGATGAGCGCGGAGACCTGCGACGTGAGCCGGTCGAGTTGCTGCTTGGCGATGTCGGCCTGGCGCTGGGTGACGGACTCCGTGCTTTCGAGCGTGTTTTTGACGCGTGCGAACACGCGGTAGTATTCCTCCGCGCTGGAGGCGCTTTCGCGGGTGAGTTCGAGGTAGTCGGTCGAGATCGACTGCATCTGCTCGATCGCATCGACATCGCCGAGCTGGGCGCGGCGGGCGATGTCGTCGAACTGGCGGGCGGCAAGGTCGGTGCGCTGCGACAGCGTGAGCGGCGAGTTGCGCCCAATGGCAAGCTCCTGGCGGAAGCGGCGCAGGGCCTTGGCGAAGTCCTCGAACTGGTCGATAGTCCGCTGCAGTTCGGACGACTCCCGCTGGTACGCGGCGCGCAGGGCCGACTCGGCGGCGGAAACGGCGGACTGCGCTTCTCGTGCCGTTGCTTCGGCTTCTCGTGCCGCTGCTTCGGCAGCCCTTTTTGCCGCTTCCACCGCCGCCTGCGCAGCTTCGGCTGCGGCGTCGCTCACCTCCACGAAGGCCGGCACGAGCCCGAGCAACTGCGCTTTCATCCGCGCGCCGGCTTCGGTGCTGGCGTCCTGCGCGTCGATCAGGGCGCGCATCTCGTCGCGGGTGGCAGGCAGCGCGAGGCCGAGGCGGTCGAACGCCTCGCCGGTCTCGGTCGCCAACAGGTCGAGGCGCTGCTCGTCGGTGTAGAGCTGGTTGTAGAGCGCCTGCTGCGCGGCCTGCACTTCGAAGAACGCTGGCGCCAGGGCGAAGAGTTCAGCGCCCAACTCGGCAGAAGCCTGGATCAGCGTACGGAACTCTTCGACGGTCTGCGGTGCGCTCACACCCAGGTCCGCGAAGTCACCGGCCAGCCGCTCTGCGGCGCGGCCGAGGGGCGAGGTTTCGTCGATCTGATCGGTCAGCGACTTGATGGCCGCGATCGTGCCGGACAACTGCTCGATGCTGACGCTGTCGCCGAGCGAGACGAGAATGTCGTCGATCCACGCCGGCAGATCGGCGTCGACAAGGGTGTTGCGCAGTTCGACGCCGACCGCGCCGACCAACTGCTGCATGCCTTGTTCAGCGTCCTTCGAGAACTTGCGGACGAAATCCGTAAGCTCGTTGCCAGCCTCGTCGATGATCGAGAAGCGGCCTCGGCTCTTGTCGTCGCCGTCCGCCGAGAAGCCCATGCCGACACGGTATGTGCCCCCCGAGCCGAGCGCCATCGCTTCGTTGAAGAGCGCCCCAGCGGCTTGCACGTAGGGAGTGAGCGCGTCGGCCACGCCCTGGTTGCGGCGCTTGTAGAAGTCGCTTTCCCGGAACTGATTGGCGCTCAGGCCGTTCGGGTCGGTCGCGGTCGTGTAGAGCCCGCGCACTTCGGCGTCGGAGCGCGGGGAAATCGTGTTGGCGCCGTCAGAGAGGACGACGGCGCCGGCATGGGGGGTGCCGCCGCCCCAGTCGATCATCGAGGCAATGGCGAGGGCTGCGCCGACTACTGGAATGGCGGCGCCGGCCATCATCCCGGCGCCCACGGCGCCCCCCGTCGCTGCCCCGGCGCCGAAGGTGGCGCCGATCGAGGCGCCTGCCGTAGTCCACGCAGAGAGCCCGGAGGCCATCCCCGCGCCAAATGCGCCCGCTGCGGTGCCGCCGAGCATGGCCGATCCGGCGATCTGCGAGACCATGCCGGCAGAGCCGAGGCCGGTAGGCATCGATGGAATGCTCGATCCGCTCGACGCGCCCGCCGGTTGCGCGAAGCCCATCATGCCGGTGACTGAGTTCGCCACCGGCGACACAATGGCCTGCAGCACCGGGCGCAGGACCATGCTGCGGAACAGCCCCTCGATGTACTCCGCGCCCGACTTGCCGCCTTCCATCAGGGCGTCGATCAGGGAATCTTCGATTGCGGCGGCGGTGCGCTTCCAGTCTTCTACGGCGGCGTCGGCGGCGCGCTTGTTCGCGTCGAGCGCTTCGACCTTGCTGGCGGAACCGGCGATCTGGCGGAGCAGTTCGACTTCGCGCTCCAGGGCGCCGAGGTAGTCGTCCTTCACGGCGCCGTTCGCGCGTGCCATCTCGAGCCGATCTTCGGCGCGGCGCAGGGTGACGGCTGCGATCTGCGCCTCGGTCATGCCGTACAGCTCGATCTGCTCGTCCAGCCCGCGGGCGGTCTTGTCCAGCCCGTCGAGGTAGTCGCTCCAGGCTTTGTCGTATTCCTCGACCGCCTTCGCGGCTTCTTCGATCTCCTTGGCGTCGAGCTTGAGCAGGAGGTCTTCGATGGCGTCGTTGGCTTCCTTGGCGGCTTTTTTGCCCGTCTTGCCGATTTCGGCGAGCTTGGCGTTGAGCGCATCGTAAGCGCGGGCGTGCTCGGGGATGTTCAGGTCAAGCACGCCGCCGGTGCGCTCGATCGCCTTGGCGAACTCGGCGAGCACCTTTTCCTGATCGGCGACGATCTTCTGGGCGCCGACGGCATTGGCGGCGGAAAAGTCGTTGAGGGCGTCGATGCCGACCTGGGCGGCGTTGGCGCGGGCCTCGGCGAGCTGCTGCTGCAGTTCGATTTCGCGGCTGGTGAGCGCTTCGATCTGCCCTGCGATCTCCAGCCCCTTCGGGCTTCCGTGCACGCCGGCCTGCCCGAGCGCGTCGAGCTGGCTGGCCAGCGTTCGGGTGGCGGACTGCACGCTCAGGAGCTCGCGCTCGGCGGCGCCAATCACCTTGTCGTAGGCGGTGCGCGAGGTTGCGCCAAGCCGGTCGTTGAGCTCGGTCAGCTTGGCGATGATGCTGTCGAGGTTTTCGGTGGCGGCGGCGGCGGCCTGCTCGGTGGCGCGGTCGGTGTCGCGCCCCCATGCGGTCCAGGCGACAGCGCCAAGAGTGAGCGCGGTGGTGACGAGCCCGATCGGGCCGCCAAGTGCGGACAGCGCGCCGCGCGCAAGGCTGCTTGCGGTGGTGAGCTGGGCCTGCGCGGCCGTGGCGGCGGTGATTGCAGTCGTGCGGGCGGAGGCGCTCAGGGCCGTCTGCGCCAGAGCCTGCTGGTAGGCGATCTCGGTGCGAAGGGCGGCCTGCTTGGCGACGGTGTCCTTCACGGTGGCCGCAGTGCTGGCCGCGACGGCGCCGACATAGCGCCCGCCCATCACTGCGGCCGCGGTGCCTGCAGCAGCAACCAGGGTGCCCATGTTGTCGGCGACGACGTTGATCGCCCCCGCGGCGGTGCTGAAAACGCCGGTGCTCTTCTCGAAGTCGCCGACAGTGTCGGTCCAGGCGGTGGAGACGTTCTGCAGAGCGCGGCCGATGGTGAGCGGGAGTTGGGCGAACTCGGTGGCCACTTTGGCGGCCGAGCGGCCGAGCGCGCCGACCAGGGCGTCGGAGGTCAGCTCGCCGGCTTCGGCCATGGCACGCAGCTGGCCTACGCCGACACCAAGACCGTCCGCCAGAGCGCGGGCGAGGCGCGGGGCCTGCTCGAGCACCGAGTTGAGCTCTTCGCCACGCAGCTGCCCCGAGGCGAGCGCCTGGCCGAACTGGACGAGCGCGGCCTGAGCGGATTCGGCCGATCCGCCGGACAGCGCCATGGCCTGGGCGACCGTGGTGCTGATGTCGGCAACGCCGGCCATGCTGAGGTTGAGCGCGTCCGCGTTTTCAGCAAAGCGCCGGTAGATGGTCGCCACCTGCTCGAGCGACTGCCCGGATGCGGTGGCGATGCGCAGCACGTCGGCGTAGGCGGCGGCGCCGGCCGCGGCGCTGCCGGTGGCGATCTTGAGCTGGGCGTTGATCTGGTTCCAGGCATCGGCGGCGCGGGTGAGGCCGGTAACCGACACGCTGGCAGCGGCCAGGCCGGCGGCGGCTGTGCCCATGCGGGCGAGGCTTTCGGTGGCGCTGGCGGCGGCGCGGTCGGCGCGCTGGACGCTGGACTGCAGCCCGGAGAATTCGCCCGACAGGCGGCGCACGGCGCCCTCGCCTTCGCGCCCGTCTACGCTGATCCTGATTTTGACATCGTTGCGGGCGGTCATTTTTTCGCGCTCCAGGCGTTCAGCATTTCGACTTCCATGGTTTGCAGCGCAGCAAAAACATCGGCTTCATCGGCCGGGGCGATGCCGGTCGCGCGCAACACCATCGGCAGTGCCTCATAGACCAGCCCGGTGCGCCCGCACGGCCCTTGCCGCCATTGCGTTTGCATGCCGGCCATGACCCGCAGCGTGGGCCAGTTTTCCGGCGGGACGCACATCTCGTCCGGCTCGACGACGAATGCCGCCTGCGCCTTTGCCGGGATGCCGAGCATCTGCAAGGATTTGCCATCGTCGCGCGGCGGCTCGGCCATGCGCCGCGCGATGGCTTTCAGTTTTTTACGCGCGCGCCGGTGGCCTCATCGACGAACTTGCGCACGATGGCACCGGCGGCGCCGGGGTAGCTGGTGAGCAGGCGGGCCAGGGATTCGGGGCTGAAGTCGGCGTCGACGTCTTTCCAGTCGACGACGATGTTGGTCAGGATGTCGTCGTCCTTGCGGCCGGGCAGCGACTCGAAGAACTGGGTCAGGGCGTCACGGTCGTGGTACTTGAAGTCGAGCGTGAGCGGCTTCGTGCCCTGGCCGGCGACCGGAATGTCGACGGTGGCGGTAAAGGTTGCGTCGGGCTGCAGTTTGAACATGGGATCTCTCTTTTATCGGCCGGCGCGGGCCGGCCGGCGGTCGATGGGTTACGGGAAGGCGTAGCGCACGCGCGAGGCGGTCACGATGGTTGCGCTGGTTTCCATCACGGAGTTGATGTCCTGCGCATTCGGCATGCCGGACGAGCCGAGGTAGCCGAAGAACAGCATTTCAAGGCCGTCCGGGAAGACGATCTTGAAGCCGGTCTTGCGCGAGGCGTCGGAGGCGGCGAGCAGCGCGACGGAGCCGGCGTCCTGCGGGTCCCAGATCATCGGCAGATCGATGTTCATTCCGGTCTTGGTCGTGGGGAAGCGGCGGGTGACCTTGTCCCACAGGTAGGTGTACTCGGCGAACTGCTGCTCGCCGCCGGTGATCGAGAAGCCGGTGGCGACCTGGATCTCGGTGCCGAGGGTGACGACTTGCAGCTTGCCCGCGGTGAAGGTGCCGTAGTTCGTGGTGTCCTGGTCTTCGAGCTGGAGGGTGTTGGCGGTCGTGTCGACGGTGCCAACACGGCACAGCGCGTCTTCCAGCTCGGTCATGCCCTGAATGTTGGAGAGGGCGACATAGCCCCCGGTGGCAGGGTCGGTGCCGTCATACGACACCACGCCGGGGTTGGCTTTGGTGATCGCGGTGACGTTTTGCTCGGTGGAGATGGCCGACTGGATGAAGATTCGAGTGCCGGCGGGGGTGCGTACGGTAGGCATTTTGGAGTGCTCCTGAGGGGTGGGTTCTGGGTTCGGTGTAGCGGTCTGTGGCGTGGGGCTCTGAGAGAGTCGGTGGCTGGGCTGTGCGTTTCCGCGTCAGGCGGGGGTGCCAGGGGTGGCGGCGGGGGTGATGGCGCGGGCCAGATAGGTCATGCGCAGCTCACCGACCGGGGTGGCGCCAGCGTCATCGATATCGATCAGCGCTTCAGTGAGCTCGACGGGGGCGTAGAGCAGGCCGCCGAGGGTGGGGCTGGCGGCCAGGGCTGCTTCGATCGGCTCGGCAATGGCGTCGATGTCGTCCGCGGGGGCGGGGCCTTCGAGGACGACGTGGATGTTGATCTCGACGTTGCGGCGCTGCCGGTGCTGGCCGATCACGGCGTCGCACTCAATTGTTTCGCCGGGCACGACGACGACGGCGGTGGGCAGGATGGGGTGCTGCAGACGTGGCGGGCGACCGGAGTGCACTCTGCCTCCCAGCACAGACACAGACAGCAGCGCGGCGACCGTCGCTTCACGGATTTGCTGGCGGATGTGCATCGGGCGAAACTCCTGTGTGCCGATCGAGGCGACTTATTTGCGCGTTCCGCGCAGTTCGTAACGCAACTGGGAGTCGAAGGACTCGCGCAGGGTCTGCCGAATTTCCGGGGCGAGTTCTTCACGCAAGCGCCGGAAAACCTGATCTGGGGATGGCCCGTAGAGGTGTCGGATGCCGCCGGCGCCGATGTGCTTGCCTACCGTTGCGCCCGCCTCGACGGCCTGTTTCATGCCGCGCGAGCCGTTGCGGACGAAAATGCCCCAGCCGTTTCCACCGGCTGTCTTGCCGGCACGCAGCGGTAGCAGGAAGGCGCCCGGCATGCGCTTGCGGGTGCCTGTGCGGGACACCTTGACCGACACGCCGGCCTGCTTCCTCCCTGCCGGGATGCCGCGGCGCGGGTCGCCTTTGGCGCGGGATCGGTGCTTGGCGGGGGCGCTGAGCTGCTTGGCGCCGAAGCGGGCGAGGCGCAAGGGGCGCTTGCGCAGGCGGATTTCGGCCTCGGGGCGGGCAACGGAGGCCTTGGTGGTCTGCATCAGGTCGCGGATTTCGCGCTGTGGCAGGGCAATCTGGCCGGCAATGTCACGGCGCACGCGGGTGGTGTAGCGTGCGGCGGTAGTGTTGACTGCGCGATATTCGGCGCGAGCGATGGCGGCCGTATAGCTGCGAAGGTGGTCCGCGGCGCGCCGGAGCTGGCGGGTGTCGATACTGATCTTCACGCGGCCGCCTTCCGGATGACGCACTCGATGACGGCGCTGTCGCCGCGCAGGATGCTGTCGATGACCCAGTTCTGGCCGCGCAGGGCGAGCGCGTCGCCGGGGCGCGGCGCCAGGGAGGCGCTGAAGGTTGCGGCGGTCACGAGCTGGGCGACCTGGCCGTATTCGCCAAGGAGTTCGACGTTCTCGGTGACGATGACGGTGGCCGCATCGCTCGCGCGCAAAACCGCATCCTCGCCGAAGTGGGCGAAGACGCGGTCGTGCATGCGCGCAAGCGCGGCGGTGGCGGGGTTCATCAGGCGACGGTGAGCTTGATGACCGCGCGCGGGCGGGTGCAAAGGTTCAGCGGGCTCGATTGCGCCTCGAGCATGACGCCGCGGTCGCCTTCGGTGTTCCACTGCTTCGCGTACATGGGCAGGCCGATCGTGCCTGCGGTCTCCATGTAGTCGGCCGGGGCGAAGCGGGTGATGAACAGGTCCTGCACACCTTCGGGGACGGCGTAGGCGTCGTTGTCGCCGACCTTGACTGCACTGGTGCCGCGGTAGCGTTCGAAGACGATGCCGCCGAATTCGAATTCCATGCGCGGGTCGCCGCGCAGGGCGGCGGCCTGGACGGTGTTGAGGTAGGAGTCGCGCACCAGCGGGTGTTCGATCAGTTCGGCCCAGAAGGTCTTGCCGCAGAACGCGCGCACTCCGGAGAACGACAGACCGCCGAGGGCGTCTTCGATCATCTCGAGCGTTTCCATGACCTTGCCGCGAACCTTGGTCCCTGCGGTGCCCAGTGCGAAGCTCTTCGTCTGCCGGCTGACGCCGAACTCGGTAAACAGGCTGACGGAGGCGCCGGCGGCGTTGTAGTACGTGCCCATGATTGCGCCGAGGCGGTGCGATTCGATGGTGTATTCGATGCCGTTGCGCATCGGCGCCATGCGCTGGGCGAGCACCTTGGCGACGGTTTCGACTTCCGACTCGGTGCCGAAGGTGCGCACGCCGACGATTTCATCCGCGGTGAGCAGGTCGTTTTTCTTCAGGTGCGCCACGCGGAACGACTTGGCGATGCGGCTCTTGTGCGCCATGGGGCTGGCCGGGGCGCCGCGCTGGCTGACCGGAACCAGCGACAAGACGCCGTCTTCGACCTCGATGTAGGCGTCGAGCGTGTTCATGCCGGCTTCGGAGAACAGCCCCGAGGCGCCGATTCGGCCCGGTTGATACGGGACGTTCTGGATAGCTGCGGTGAGCGACGAGAGCGAGAAGGCGTCGTCCTGGAAAATGTTCAGGCTGGGCATTGCGGGGCTCCTTAGCGGACGATGACGCCGAGCGCGGCGAGGTCGGTGATGCCGGCGGCGTCGATGCCGGTGAGGTGGATTTGGGCGACTTCGGCGTCACGGGCGATGACGACGGCGGGCGTGTCGGCGGAGGTGGCGTCGACGGCGGCGTACAGCACCGCGGCGGCAGTGCCGAGTCCGGTGGTGGTGTCGAGGTCGTCATAAGCGTCGTACTTGCCCGAGGCGTCGATCACGCCGAGCACGGTGCCGGCAGCAAGCGCGCCTGCGCCGGAGACGATCGTGACGGCTTCACGGCTGCGGGTGCCGTTGGCTTCCGAGATGATGAATTCGCCCGTGCGCCGGGCCTCGGTATGGGTTGCCATGTGTTACTCCTTGGTCTGGCGAGGGGGAAAAATCTTGTCCCACACCGCAGCGCCGCTCGCGGGAGCGGGGCTGTTGCGGGTGCTCGGGTGCCCGTCGGTATGCAGCGCATCGGCCGCAGCAGCGCGGGCGTTGATGAGTTCGGCGCGCACGTCGGCGAGGCTCTTGCGCGCACGGATGAAGCCCGGGGCGCGGTCGGCGGCGTCGGCGAAGGCGCACAGGTCGCGCACCTCGCGCGCTTCCTTGATGGCGGCTTCGGCCTGGGCGGCGGTGGTGATGGCGCCGTCGAGCAGCCAAGCGGCGACGAAGTCGGCGAGGCCTTTGGCGACGGCGAGCGCATTGACCTGCGCGGCGAAGGTGGACGAGGCTTCGGCAGTCGCCGGGGCGGCGCCCTGCCCTGCTGCTGCGGCCGGGTCGGCGGCGGCCGGCGCGGCGGGNGGNTCACCTCCT